CCGTAGAACTGGCGGAAGTCGGCGACCACGTCGGCGCGGTGGTCGAGCCAGTCGCGCGCGAAGGACGTCAGTTTTTTGCCGAGACGGCCTCGGCGACCGCGGCGGTGAACGCCTGCCAGTCCTCGCTCGAGCAGCCGAGCTCGTCGGGCGCCTCGCCGCGCTCGTCGGGGATGCGGCCGATGTACTCGACGACGCGGCCGCAGCAGATGAGGTTCATGGCCTCGTTCGCCGCGCGCGGGTCCTTGTCGCCGAGGTTGAGCGCCGTCTGCACCTTCAGGGACGCGAAGGCGGTCTTGTCGATGTCGAAGCTCTGGCCGCGGAACTCGACGGCCTCGATCTCGTGGGGCTTCTTCTCTGCCACGTCTTCCTCCTATGCGAAAAAAGGCGGGGCTCGCGGCCCCGCCGGATGGTCATGCCCTGCCAGGCGCTACGCGGCGGCGATCGTCTCGGTCGACTCGTAGTAGTCGTAGCAGGTGTTGCCGGCGTCGTCAGTGAGGTACTTCATCGTCAGCGCGCGCTGGCACAGCTCCGAGCTCGCGATGTTGAGGCTGTCGAGCTCGGAGGACTTGCCCGCCGGCACGACCTTGCGCCAGCGGCGGCCGTTCTTCAGCACGAGCTCGAGCACGTAGGAGAAGGTGTCGTGGCTGTCGGAGTTGTGCTTGACCGCGATGACGCCGTTCTCGTCGGTGACGTTCTTCTCCCCGTACTGGCGCTTGAGCGTGGCGGCCTTGATCTCGGCGAGGGTGAACTGCGCCGACTCGACGCGGCTGCCGTTGGTGGAGTCCATGACGTCGCCGTTCATGTCGACGATGTCGTCGGAGTCCTCGTCGATGTCCTCGACGTAGCCGTCCTCGGAGATGAAGCCGAGGCATTTGAACGCCGTGTCGAGCTTGGACTTGATGTCGGTGGGCAGCGCCGTGCCGACCGGCGCGGAGAAGATGTATCCGCCCTTCACGCCCTTGCCGGCGCTGACGTTTGCCTGGTTGTTGGTGTTGGTCTCTGCCATGCGGCAGGCTCCTTTCCGCTGTCTATTCGCAGACCCATACCTGGGCCTGCACGATGTAGCGAGAGCGTCCCGTGTCCGGGTCGTTCTGCCTGTATGTGTTGGTGACCTCGGGATGGAACACGTTAGGCTCCTCGTCGAGGCCGTAGACGGCCGCCTTGACCCTGTCGGAGAGCGCCTGTGCCGCCTTTCGCTGCTTCTTCCCCGCCCAGCAGTCGATGGCGAGCTGCACGGGCTCCATGTAGCTGCCGCCCCCGCCGATGCGCTCCACCGTGGTGAAGCTGCCCGGCGCGTTCTCCGGCACTTCGAGGTACGCAGGCGCCCCCGTCGCCTTCGCGATCCGCCTCGCGACCGCCGCCTCTATGTCCATCCTCTATCCTTTCGCCGAGCCGAGCGCCTTCGAGAGCGTCTTGCGCTTGGCCTCCGAATATCTCGCCTGGTCGGTCTTGGTGCGCACCACGCGGCCTCGCGCGAGCGTGCCCTGGAAATCCTTGACCTCGTGCCCCTCGTACTCGTATGCGCCTTCCGACAGGGCGGCGTCGGCCGCGGCCTTGACAGCCTCGGCCTTCGCGTCTATCAGCGACTGCACCTGGGCCGAGCCCATGAGCGCGGCGTATCCCGCTCGGCTCCACTTGAACCTACCCATCGGCGCGGGTCACCTCCACCGGCATGTTCCACGCGCCGGGCGTGGCGGCGGCCGCCGTGCGCTGCGGGTCGCCGACCACGTCGTAGGCCGCGCCGCGGACCTCGACCGAGCAGCCCCGCAGGTCCGCCGCGTACGTCTTGGGGAAGTGCAGGGTGTAGGCCACGGCCACGCCGTTCGGGCGCGTCGCGTCCAGGTCGGCGGTCGGCCCCGGGCACACCACGCAGCGAACCTCCTCGCGCTCCGGCTCGCCGCCTGCCGGCTCGCCAAGGTCGTCGATGCCGGGAGCCGGCCGCACGACGCAGACGGGCTCGTCGGGTATGAGGCTAGCCACGGTCCGCCCCCGTCATCGCCTCGATGCCGCCGATGCGGCACCCGGCCAGGCCGAGCCGCTTCAGGTCGGACCGGCCGAGCCACAGCTCGGCCGTCGGGTTGGCGAAGGTGACCGAGGCGTTGTAGCTTCCCGCCGTCTGGCTGTACTGCGTGGCTCCGGCCAGGCCGAGCGGGGCGCTCATCGCGCGCGACGCGACGGCGCACGCCACCGAGCACGCCGAGCGGTCGAAGGCCGGGCGCACGCCCTGCGCGTACGCGCCGAACCGCGACTCGTAGGCCGACAGCAGCATGTCGCTCGCGTCTGCCAGGAGCGCGGCGACCCTGGCGGCGTCGCCGTCGGCCACCGCGCCGTACCTCAGCTCGTAGTCGGCGAGCGTCGCGAACGGCTCGCTCACAGCGCCCCCAGAAGCTCGGCGAGCTGCGCCTTGTTCGCCTTCTTCGGGGCGAAGCCGCCCTTCGCCTCGATCGCGTCGCGCAGCTGCTGCGCGGTCATCTCCCGCTCCGGGGGCGCGGCGGGCGCAGGCTCGGCGGCGGGCTCGGGCGCGCCGGCCTCCGCCTGCTCGGCGCCCTCGCCCTCCGGCTCCTCGGCGATGCCGTCGGCGGGCTCCATCGGCTCGATTGGCGATGCGGCGTCGACGTAGCCGTTGGCGGACAGCTCGGCGAACCGCTCGGGGGTCAGCTCGACCGTGTCGCCGGTGCGGTGGATCTCGTAGGTCTCGCGGTCTCGGTACGGATATGTGACGGTTGCGAACATTCGCTCTCCTCCTTATGCGGTCGCGGCGATGGTGCCCTTGACGATGAAGTCGATGTACTCGGCGAAGAAGACGAGGCCGACGTATGCGACCGTGTCGTACGTGAGGCTCTTGAGCTCGGCGGAATGGGACACGGCGATGTAGCCCGTCTCGTCGGTGTAGCAGCCGAACAGCTCGTCTCCGTCGGTCGGGGAGACGTAGACCTTGATGTTTCCCTTCACGGTGGCGTAGATGGTGCCGGCGGCGACGGAGCCGGTGGAGATGAGGGTGCCGAGGCCGGCCCAGTTCTCGATGTAGGAGATGCCGAAGGCCGAGAACACCTCGGACTCGCCGATCTGCTTGGCGAAGTCGACGGGGTTGACCAGGAACACCGCCTCGACGTCGCCGAAGCCGTAGTCCTCCACGAGGTTGCTGAGGGCCGCCCAGGCGTTCGCGGCGGTCGCGACGAGGTTCTTGCCGGTGACGGCGGTCACGCCCTCGCCGCCGAGGACGTTGACGAAGTCCTTCTTGATGCCGCGCTGGATGTCGGAGAGCATCGCGGCGTCGGTCTTGTCGACGGCGGCGGCGTAGCCGCGCTTCTTCACCTCCTGGAGCGTGGTCTGCTTGCGGTACGGCTTGATGGCGACCTCGTAGGTCTTGACGTCCTCGTAGGCGTAGGAGGACAGGGGGATGTCGCTCCCCTCGGTGTATGCCGCCTCGGACAGCTTTCCGGTGATCTTCTTCTGGTGCAGCGTCTCGCCCACTGCCGCCTGGATGGGGGTGCAGGTGGACAGCATGGCCGCCAGCTTGTCGAGCGACTTGGTGAAGGTGTTCACGAGGTCGACGTTGCGCGCGGCGGCGAGGGTCTTGATATCGGGCATTCTGGCCCCTTTCTCCCCTTACTTGAAGAGGTCGATGTTGGCGGCGATGGCCGCCATTCGTTCCTTCTTGTCCTCGATTCCGAGGATGTCCTTCTTGGAGGGCTTGCCTGGCTTCTGCTTCTGGCCGGCCTCCGGCACCAGCGGCGCGCCGCCCTGCGGCTTCGCGATCGCCGCGATGGCCTGCGCCTGCTCGGTGAGCGCGTCCTCGTCGGCCCCGCTCAGCGTCGCCACGATGGCCCGGTCGAGGCCCGTCGCCTTTGCGACGGAGTCGACCAGCGCGGCGCGCTCGGATGCGGCCTTGAGGTCGCCGTTCTCCTTCTCGAGCGCCGCGATGCGCTCCTCGATGGTCGGGTCGGGCCTCCCCTGGGACTGCTTCAGGGCGTTGAGCTGCTCGAGGTTGTCCTTCGAGCGCTTCTCCCATTTGCGGGACTCCTTGACGGCGTCCTCGTAGAGGGCCTTGTAGTCCTTGCCATCGGAGCCGCCCTGGGCCTGCTGCGGGTCGGCCGCCGCCTGCTGCGTGCCGCCCTGCGCCTGCTGCCCCGCCGGGTCCTGGCCTGCGTTCTCCATGCTCGTCTCCTTTTCCCGCGCCGTGCGGCGCGTCGTCTCGCCCCGTGCGGGGCACGTCCTATATGAAAAAAGCCACCCGTGCGGATGGCTTAGATCAGCGAAGGCCCTTGAAGGGCCACGTTTCGGCTCGCCCGAAGCTCTGCGCCTACAGCTCGAACCGGATTTCCCGGATGCCCGCGAGCTCTCGCAGCTCGCGTTCCATCTCGGCCTTCTTCGCCTTGTACGCGGCGGCGCAGCCAGGGCAGAGATGGTGCGACTCGTCGACCTTCAGCCAGCCGGAGATGGGCGTGCCGTCCGTCACGAGCGGCGAGAACGTCAACGGCAGCATGAACTTCGGGTCGAGGTCGACCCTCGATCCGCACCTGTCGCAGAAGATGGCGGCTTTTGCCACATAGCTCATCGATTGCTCCTTAATCCATAAAGCGAAATATCCTTGGTCGGGGCGGCGGGATTCGAACCCGCACGGGCCTGCGCCCGCCAGCTTCTGAGGCTGGCGCGTCTGCCTGTTCCGCCACGCCCCGATGTGGTAAAATGCGGTTGCTTGGCGGTTCCGCCCTGGACTCGGTTCGGGGTTGGAACCGTCTTTTGTTATCCGATCAGCCTCTCCGACCCGTCTTTGAGAATGAGAATGGCCTGCTTGAAAACGAGCGTTCCTTTATCGGAAAGGTACGCCATGGATTCAGCTGCCTGTTCCGCGGCTGCGGAATCGGCAATCTTGCTGAACCGGTTATCGATAACCACTCTTGGGCTATCGAGAAGGTTCGCCTCAACCCCGTCCGGGATGACTGCGCCCGGCTCTGAAAGCCTTTCCCATTTCGAATAGCACTCCGTCATGCGTTTTCTCAGGGAGCCGAGGCCGCCCTCGAGCGTTTTCATGTCCCAGTAATGCCATTCGCCATCTAAAAGCAGCGAGATATCGATGTTCGCTGACGCGTTGCCCTGTTCGTGAAGAAGCTTTTGCCCATAGCCGAGCTTAGACAGGCGCACATAGCTCTCCCACTCGAGCGGGTTCTTCTTCTGCATCTTCTTGAGCTCGCCGGACGCCAACTCGGACAAGTCGAGGTTATCGGCCCTGTATCCGATAGACGGATTCGACCTTGCCTCTGCGAGGTTGAGTATCCTGCGCTTAAGCGCATCCTTCTGCTCGGCGCTGAGGCCCGAACCCGCGTCTATCTCCTTGAACTGCTTGTAGCGCTCGTACAGCTCCTTCGGGCGAACGCCCTCGACCAGCTCCGCGTCTGCGTCGTCCTCGAAGCTCGGGACCACCTTGCAGTCGCATCTCCTGTGGAAGTGCCTGAACTCGCCGGCGGCCTTGCGCGTGTGGTAGACCGCGCCGCGGCTCGCGAGCATCAGGCAGAACGTGCACGTCTCGAAGCCCGTCGGTACGCGGGCGAACCTGACGCCCTTCTCCTTGTCGCGCCCGACGTTGGACGAGATCGTCTCGTTCAGGCTCCTGAAGGCGTCGTTCCTGGCGAACTCGCCGCACGCCTTCGCGAACTCGGCGTCGCCGCCCTTGGCGAGCTTCTTGGCCTGGTACCTGGCCACGGCGTCGACCGCATCCGACCGGTAGGTCGTCATGGTGACCGCCTGCTCGATCCTCGCGCTGCCCTGCTCCGCGCGGTGGTCGTACCACTGCGCGGCGAACTCGGCGGCGACGTCGTCGTAGCCCTGCACGAACCCCTCCATGATGAGCTTCGCGGCCTCGCGCTTCTCCGCCACCGTCGCCCCCTCGTGGGAGCGGCACCAGGAGAGCACGGACGACTCCACGTCGGCGGCGGCCCTGTCGCCTATCTTCGCAACCTCGCGGTTGTACGCCGCGAACTCGGCGGCGCTAATCATCGGCCGCCGCGGGCTCGGGCGCCTGGCGCACGCCGGCCATCAGGTCGAGCGCCGCCGCCTTCGTGACGTTGCGCCTGATCTCCGAGGAGACGTTTCGCACCTCGTCGTCGTCCAGGCCGTTGAGCCGCCAGAACGTCGGCGTCCCGGCGAAGCCGTCGACAACCGACGCCAGCTTTATCGAGCTGTCGGTCTGCTGCGCCAGGGTCGGCATCGCGGGGTTGAGGAAGTTGACCGACACGTCGCAGGCCTCCTCGGCCTCGGCGTAGCTGGCGCCCAGCTCGGTCGCCACCGCCGCGACGGCCACGCGCGAGAGCGCCGCCTTCGCCTCCTTGATGAAGGTCTTGCACTTGAGGATGAGAGGCGAGTTCTCCAGGTAGATGGCGTCGGCGCTGCTCGGGTTGTCGCTCATGATGCCGAACTGGCCGACGTGGATGCCGGTCGCGGCGCTCATGCGCTTGCAGAGGTTCGCGAAGTGCTCGGTCATCGGCTGCATGCTCGGCTGCGCGAGCTGGCCGAACTGCGGTATGTCGCCGTCTTGGTTCTTGGTCACCTCGAAGATGGAGCCGATGAACGCGCTCCACTTCGTCTTGTCCGCGAACGCGTCGCCGTCGGTGCCGAGCAGGTACTTCTGCGTCGACGCGGCGAACGCGGCGGCCACCTCCTCGTTGACGCTCGCGCGCATGGCGCAGTCGATGAGCCAGCGGACCTCGGAGTTGATGCGCGACACGCCGAACGGGCGGTCGTCGTCGGAGTTGTAAGGCATCACGAACATGGGCACGATGCCCAGCCCGTGCCCGACGTACTCCGCCGACCACCTGCCCTCCCCGTCCGCGCGGATGCGGATGAGGCAGTCGGGCAGCATCACGTCCACCCAGTCGGGGCGGTTCGTGCGGCGTCCGCGCTCCTTTGCGAACGACACCACCCACATGCCGGCGGACAGGCACTCGCCCGCATCGTCCCAGATGCCGGTGCACAGCGTCGGCGGGTACGCGGTGATCCGCGCGTGCCCGCCCTCGTCGGCGGTGACCACCCACATGCTGAAGCAGTACTTGAGCGCCGAGTTCACTGCCTTGCCGACGCGGGTGGACATGAAGTTGCGCCTCGCGACCTGCTTGAGCAGCGACTCCATGTCGGGGTCCTCCGGGGCGCTGAAGCCGTCGAAGGACACGTGGTCGCGCATCACCTCGACGCACTTGTAGCCCCAGCCGCAGGCGACCTCCAGCCCCTGCAGCGAGTCGGGGACGGCGATGCCGAGGTCCTTGAGCATGTTGCGCGCCTCGTAGTACATGAAGCGCTGGACGTTGCCCGAGTAGTGGGTCTGCCAGTTGTTGAGCAGCCCGAGCACCGTCTCGCGGTGCTCGGGCGCCAGGCCGTCGGCAGACGCGACGGCGTAAGGGATGGAAACTGCCATCAGGTGACCTTCGCCTTCCGCTTTGGGTTTCTCTTGGATGTTGAGAGGCCGAGCAGGGCCAGGCCCGCGGCCTCTATCGGCGTGGAGCTCTCGCCGCCGAAGCCCCAGCCGCCGCCCTTGCCTATCTCGCGGCGGGTGGAGGTCGCCGCCGACAGGTCGAGGGCCGGGCACTCGACGTGGGTGATGCCGTCCGCCCCCGCCGCCTCGTACATGAGGCTCGCGGCGGTGATGGCCTGGTCGGTGGTGGGCCTGATCGCGTACCCCTTCGGCACGCCCATCTCCTGCAGCCTGTCGCAGAGCGAGCCGGCGCCGCTCTTGCCGTCTATGACGACGACGCTGGCCTGGCTTGCGCGCACCGCCAGCCAGTTGACGAGCCACTTCGTCCCGCCCGCGGTCGGCTCGCAGAACGGCAGCTCGACGTGGGCGGCGTCGCCGTTGGACGCGGCCACGGCGAGCGCGACGGTGCCGCCGTCGGCGCTGAACTTCACGCCGTAGGCGACCTTGGCGAAGCCCGCCGGGACCTCCTCGTCCCCGATGAGCGTCTCGCGCCACAGGCCCTCGCCGATGAGCGGGGCCTCGGCCTGCGCGCTTTTCGGCAGCCAGTAGCCGAGGTACTCCTGGGCGGCGCCCAGCTCGTCCATGTCCTTCATGCCGACGGCGATTGCGCGCGGGTCCGCGTGGTACCCGAGCGACGGCATGACCTTCGGCCACCTCGACCTGTCCCAGATGTCGCCGACCTCCGCGACGCCGTATTCGAGCCACAGCAGGTCGTCGGCCTTCTCGCCGCCCTCCCATGCCTGCTCCCTCAGGTCGCGGAACGTCTCGGCGGGACTTCCCGCGCGCGTCGGCGTCCCGGCGTAGATGAGCTGCAGGTTGTGCATGGCGCCCGACGTGGTGGTCGGGTTGATGACCTGGGTGTGCTCGTTGCGCAGCTCCTGCGCCTCGTCGTACACGACGACGTCGAACGAGAAGCCCAGGCGCGAAGACTTCGTGCGGGTGGAGAACTGGATGACGCCGCCGGAGGAGAACGCCATCCACTCCTGGCCGGTCTGCGAGCAGACGTCTGAGAGCCGGTAGCGCCAGCCGGGCATGCCGTAAACCCTGTCGCCGGGCTTGCGGCCGAATATCTTGCGGAAACGCTCGAGCATCTCCATCGTCGTGGAGTAGTTGTGGTCGGTCCACAGGACCTTGTAGCCGGCGAGCGACGCCAGCACGGCCACCCACACGATGAGGTCGACCGACTTGCCCTGCTGGCGCTGGACGCTGATGCCGACGCGGGGGTGCACCCACTTGCCGCGCGAGTCGACCGCCCCCATGTCCAGGAGCAGCTGGCTCTGCCACGGCACGAGCTCGTAGCCCATGGACGGCGCCGCCGCGACGGCGACGTCTCCGATGGTGTCCGAGTAGGGCAGGACGCGGCGGAGGCGCGGCTCAGCCGAGCTTGCGGGCGATTGCGCCCGCGAGAGCGTCGAGCCCGTCATCCGCGCCGCCCCCTTCCGCGCTCTCCATCCTCTCGATGGCCTCGACCGTCTCCCGGTACTCCTTGGCGAGACGCGCGGCCTGCGTCGTCTCGGCGTCGTAGAGCTGCCGCTCGAGCAGGCTGCGCACCCACCGCAGCCGCCCGAGCGTGTCCTGCCGGCCGTCCTCGTCGGGCGCCGGGGCGGTCCTCGGGCCGGCCATCGCGACGGTCGCCGGTATGGACTTGGCGGCGGAGATCTCGCCGGACTCCTTCATCCGGGCGACGAGCGCGCAGACGCCGGAGCGCGAGCGGCCGAGCTTGCGCGCTATCGCCGCAGGCCCGAGGCCGGGATACGCCTCCCGCACGAACCTGCGCTCCTCGTCGCTCCAAGGTGTCCCGCGCGGCTTCTTCGACATGCCCGCCACTGGCATCGCCTCCTCTGCATGGACTCGGTTTTCGGGCGCGCGCAAAAAAGGCGCAATGCCCACGGGCACGCCGTCGAGGGGGCGGAGGGGGCATACCCCCAGGTCACCAGCGCCTGCTGGTCCTGCACCCGACGTCGCGGGGCCGTGGCCCGGCCGCCGCGCGCATGTCCGTTACGCTCTTGTTGCCCCGTCTTTCGTTGCATATGCGGTGCGCCGGCGCGACGTTCGACGGGTCCGTGACCGACCCGCCGCGCGAGGCCGGCACGATCTCGTCGACCTCGAAGCTCATCGGGTGTCCCGCCGGCAGCGAGTAGTCGATCGGCCCGCCGCACAGCCAGCACGGCCGGCCCTGCGCCTTGAGCCATGCGCGCACCTTGCGCCGCGCGTGGCCGTTGGCGTAGCGCGACGGCGTGGTCATCGCCTGGCCGTCCTCGTCGGGCGCGCCGCGAGCCGCGCGAGCGCGCGTTTGTGCCTGCGCCTGCGAACCTGGCGCTCGTACTCGTCGCACGCGCACTGCGTGCACACGCCGCGGTTGACCTCGCGAAGCATCCCGCACATCAGGCAGTAGCCCATCCCCATTCGCTCCCCCTGTCCTTGGCGACGGCCACGGCGTGCAGCATGGCATGGGCCAGCGCGGTGTCCAGGTGCGAGGCGATGCGCCCCAGGTCGAGCAACGTCATGGCGCGCCCCTTTTCGGTTGTTGTTCGGAAATGGCGGAAGGCCGGGGATTCGAACCCCGGGGACCTCGCGGTCCTCCTGTTTTCGAGACAGGCGCACTCGTCCGCTATGCGAGCCTTCCGCGTTGTCTGGCGGATGGGGCGGGATTCGAACCCGCGGTGCCTTTGCGGCACGCCCGCTTAGCAAGCGGGAGCACTCGTCCCCTATGCGACCCATCCGTGAATCAGGGCATGAAAAAGGCCGCTGCGGATGCCCGCGGCGGCCTGTGCCCATGAAAACTGCCTTATCAAAATAGCACGGTTAGGGTGCTCAAAAGTGCTCACATTTACTCGGGAAGGGCGTTGGGCATCTCGCGGCGCCACTCCTCCGGCATCACGTAGTACAGCGACACCGTGCCGCGCTCGACCATCCTGCGCGCCGTGGCCTTGCTCACGAACAGCTGCCTGCCCACCTCCGCGTAGGTCATACCCTCGACCTTGTGCAGCCACACGGCCCACCTGTCGTCGTTGCCGCGGCACAGCTTTCTGGCGTGCGCGGTATCGGCATCGCATCTGCCGTGCTCGTCGATTAGGCGCTCGCGCATCTGCACGAGCCTGATCACGCCGTCGGGCAGCTTGTCGCGGGAAGGACCGGAGCCGGCGCCCTTGGAGTAGTCCACGCCCATGAGCGCGAGGCTCTGCTCGTGCTCGGCGACCTCTGCCTCCATGTCGGCCACGGCGCGGCGCAGGCTGCGGATGTAATGCGTGTACAGACCGACCGTGTACGCCATGACCTCGTAATCGTGATGCAAGCCCTGAACCCCTTCCCTGTGACCGGCTTATACCGGAATGCTATCACACCGCCCGACGGCCTTCCCGCCCTGGGCCGGAGAGCGCCGTCCGGCAAGCCCTCTCCCCCTTGCATCCTGTACATTTACTTCTTATACCGGGGCGGCGAACGAAGCGGGCGTTGTTTTCAGGCCGCGACCTGCGCGAAGGCGCACGGCCCGGCGATGTGGAGAACCTGCCCCTCTGTCAGCCCGTTGTCAGCCGTATGCAACGCGGAAAAGCCCCGCCGAAGCGGGGCCTTGCCGCTGAGCTCAGCCAGGCCATGCCGGGCCGGACGGCGCGCGCAGCGACCGCACCGCCGCCTCGAAGCTCGCAGCGGCGCCGGCATCGCGCCCGTCGAGGTAGTGCGCGTAGACCTTGGCCGTCACGCTCGGGTCGGCATGCCCCAGCCGCTCGCTGATGGTCACGAGGTCCACGCCCGATGCTATGAGCCAGCTGGCGTGCGTGTGGCGAAGAGAATGGAAGGTCGCCCGCCTGTCCAGGCCCAGCATGTCGCGCGTCCGGGCGAACTCGGCGGACAGGTCGCTCGGGCGCATCCACTGCGAGCCGGGCGACGCGAGCGGCGCCCACTGGCCGCATCCGAGCTCGCGGATGCGGTAGCACACGTAGTCGGCTATCACCGCCATGTCGGCCTGCGTCCCCGCCACCGCGCGTCGGCTCTTGGACGTCTTGGGCTTGTCCTTGCGCCACGGCGGGCGCCCGGGCACGGACGCCACCGTGCCCGACACGAGCACGCGGCATCGCGCCTGCTCGACGTCGCGGGGCCGCAGGGCGCACACCTCGCCGACGCGCAGGCCGAAGTGCAGCGCCATCCAGAACGACCAGGCGCGGCGGTACGCCCACGCGTCGGCCTCGCCCGACATCTGCTGCGCGATCCAATCCGACAGCGTGCGAAGGTCCGCCTCGCCGAGCGCGACCGCCTCGGGGTGCTCGGGCGCCGGCTTGTCGGCGTCGAGCACGGGGTTGGCCGCCACGATGCCCTTGCGCCGCATCCAGGCGTATGCGCCCTGCAGGTACTGGCGCACGCAGCGCACCGTCGTGCTCGACAGCGGCGCGCCGCCCTTGCCGCCGGACGCGAGCAGCGCAACGAGCGCCTCGTCAACGTCCATCGGCGTGAGCGCATCCGCCCTCCTGGCCGCGAGCCTATCGAGGTAGCGGCGCCGGTAGAGCGCGTAGTTGCGCACGCTGTGCGGGCTCGCGCCCATCGCCTCCGCCTCGCGGTTGTACGCGAGGAGCAGGTCGCCCAGCAGCATGCTCGACACGCGCCCTCCTGCGGTGATCTGCGCCGCCCACTCGTCGGCCATGGCCTGCGCCTGCTCACGCGTCTCGGCGTCCGGGAAGCTCTTGTAGGGCTTGGCAACCCGACCGCTCGGCAGCTTGCCCAGGTACGGGCGGGCATACCACACGCCGCGCCCGTCCCGCTTGACCTCCACCCGCATCACGCGCACCAGCGGATGAAGTGCCCGCGGTAGACCGCCAGCCCGTCGCGCAGCGCCGAGCCGAGCGAGTTTTTGTTGATGCCGACGGCGCGGGCCGCGGCGGCTATCGACTCGTACTCGACCTCGTCGACGACGCACCTTCTGTGCCCATGCGCCTTCCATCTCCAATCCTTCTTCGCGCGCTTCGGCGCCGCCTTGCCGCGCGCCGCGAGCTGCTTCGAGCGCGGCACCGGCTTCTCCTCGCACGGCTCGCCCGTGAGCGGGTCGAAGTACCGCACGCGCACGGGGCCGGACCCAGGCGATGCCGGCTCGCAGTCCCAGCGCCCGCCGCCGCAGACGGGTACGTTCTCCTTACCGACCACGCTTGTCGTCCACATCCGCGGCCACCCACCTTTCCTCGAACTCCCGCATGGCGTCCTTGGTGCCGGCCTTCACGGCCTGGGCCAGCGCGCTAAGCATGTCGCTTACGCGGATGCTGTACGCGCTCATGCCGAACGCCGCCATGTCGAGCCGGTCATACATCTCGCATGCGGCGGTGCCGGCGCCGCATGCGGATCGCAGCTGCTTGGCCCATCCGCCGTCCAGCGCGTCGATGCCGCCCGCCGCGTACGCCGCGCCGACGGCGTCGAGCCCGTCGCATCGCACGAACTCCGAGACGGCATCGCGCTCGGCGGCCTCTATCTCGTCCGCGACGGAGAGCACGGCCTTAACATCCATCAACTTCGGCCTCCTTCCAGTACTCGCGCATGGCCATGCGCAACGGGTCGCCCGGCGCGTATTCGTCGCACAGCTCGCGCGGCCTCACGTGCTCTTCGTGCTCCTCGCACCAGTAGCTGACGGTGGCCGCCTTGAACGGATCGTATCCGAGCATGCGGCAATGCGCACAGGCGTCGCACTGGATATCGTGCTCCCTAGACCTCATTCATCGCCTTCTCCCTTGGGTGCTCCTCGATAAACCGCTGCACGCGCGCGCTACAGGCGTCGCACAAATCGAAGTCTGAGCTCGAACCCCTGCACGTCGCACCATGAAAGAAGCCCCTGTGGAACTCGTTGACGATCAAGTCGCCGCACATGTCGCAGCGATGGTAGATAATCTCGCTCACTTACAGCACCACCCATCCGCTTTGTCGCACCTTTGTCGCACCTTGTCGCAGCTCGCTCATTCGCGCTCCCATCCTTCCGGCATATCCTCGATGCGGCGCTTGCTCGTGTACGTGACCTCGACGAGCTTCTCAAGGACGAACGGCTTCCCGCATCTCAGGCATTCGTACTTGTCGTCATATTCGTCATCGAACTCCCAGCTGTCGGTGTCTACGTATCCGCACCATGGGCATGTGATCGCCTCCTGATGCCACTGCACGTTCTCCCACGCGCGTTCGCGGTCGCGTTGTTTTATGCAGTCATCGCATATCGAATATCCATCACTGCCGCAAACGGGGCCGCAAATGTACTTGCTATAGTTCGGCGTTGGCTTGCCGCAGCGGTCGCATATGTGCATGTCGGCCATCAGTCCACCACCTTGGCTCCACATTTCGGACAGTAATCAGGCCTAGGATTACCCTTGAAGTCCAACCACACTACCGACTTACATGCGCTGCATCGATATGAGACCTCGTATTCGTGGTCGGTTTCCATTAAGTGACATGTGCTGCGCTCTGGTGCGTCTATGAGGTCGGCCAGCCTGCGCATCACCCCGCGCCAGCTGCCATCTTCGGCCTTCGTGATGGCCGCGAGGTTCCTTTGCAGGCTCAATCTGCCCAGGTCGTCGTTTGCCACATAGCGCAGCTTTTTCGCGATTTCACGGCATTGCTCGTCTCTAACGCTCATAGATAACCTCGATTCCGATGCGTTCCGCAACGCATCGCACCATGGTGCATTCTTCGTCATCCCGCCATTCGCCGCAAAGGTACAGCCTGCCGCATCGGTTCAGGGCATCGAGGTCCTTGGAGATGCGATACAGCAAGACGGACTTAATCTCCAACAGCGCCGCCTTATGCTCGGTAATGGTGTCGACCATCCCGTTGACGTTGTGCATCGGCAGATAACCATCCGGAATGAGCTTTGCTTTTACGGCTGAAAGCATGTCCTCGTTTTGCTCCCTGGTTTTGCCCGCGACCGGGAAGAGGACGAATATGTCTTTACTCATCGCCATCGTCATCACCTCTCGGCTCTATCAAATCAGCAAGCGCCAAGAACGTTTCCTTCGGGTCGGGAAAGTCCACCTCGCCCGTCACCAGCTCCTGCAACCTGCACCACCACTCAGCCATCGAAACGCCAGAGCGATACGCGGCTTCGCGGCGCAGGCAGTTGGCGATATGCCGCCGCCGTTCGTCGTCCATGGTCATAAGCCCCATCCCTTTCACATCGCGCCGGTGCTGCCGAAGCCGCCGGCCCCGCGCTCGGTCTCGTCGAGCTTGTCGACCCAGATGAAATCGGGGAACAGGCACGGCACGATGACGAGCTGGGCTATCCGCTCGCCCTTCCTGACAGCGACGGGGCAGCGACCGACGTTCGCAAGAGGGACCATGACCTCGCCGGTGTATCCGTGGTCGATGACCCCGACGCCGTTCGCGAGCATGAGCCCCAGCCTCGACAACGAGCTGCGCGCGAACAGCAGCCCGACGAAGCCCTGCGGAATCTCGACGCGTACGTTCGTGCCCACCATGACGACGTGCTGGGGTTCGACGCCTGCAGACGTAGCGGCCCGAAGGTCGGCTCCCGCGTCCCATTCGTGCGCCCTCAGCGGATCGAAGCCGCCTTCCCATACAGCCCTTACTCCATACCTCATAGCTAGTCCTTCCCGTGGCTCAGCCGCTCGCCGCACATCGGGCAAAAGCGAATCGGCAGAGTCATCGCATAGCTTCCTGGCAGCTCCACATTGATGAAAAACTTGTCGCCAACGTACCTGGCCGCTCTGAAGTAGAGAATCCTTTCGATGCAGATCTCCTCGACCTCGCATCCTGCGCTTCCCACGACTCTCCTCATGTCGCGTCCGTCCTCGCAAAACTCGCAGCTCATGATTCCCCCTCCAATTCAAACCCCAGCTCCTCGCAAACCGCCGCTAGCGACTTCTCCGGCCCAAGGTCGTAGACGCACGCCAGCTCGTCGAACCTCTGTACCTCCCAATTCTCGTCAGCTTCGAACGCCATGCATTCGAGCGGGTGCGGTGCCGGAATCGTGCAAAGGTTGTTGAACGAGACCCAGCTGACGATGAACCGTCGGGAATCATCGGCCTCCACGAGGTAGTGGACGTGGTCTCCAACGAAATCGAAGAACCTGTTCGTCTCCTTGATCCTGCACTTCATCGCCCCACCGCCTTCCTGCGGCGCACGTTGCTATCGTCCACTTCGTCGCGGCACTTTTCGCAGACTTCGCCGACGCGCTTCTTGCCGTCTTTCCAAAACTCGCGGGGATAGCCCACAAAGAACGGATCGCGGTACACTTTGCCGCACCTATCGCACGTCCACTTACACAGCAGGTAGCAGCTCACAGCCCCACCGCCTTACGGATTCGCGCTGGCCAATCGCTCGTGCCGTCAACGTCCGCTTCCTCGATCTCGGCGACGACCTCGCGAAGCGCCCCCGCATCGGCGAACCGACACCCTTTCATCCATTTGCGCAAATCCTCGGCGCAATCGGGGCAAAGATGCGCCTTTTTCCCAAAGCGGTACACGCCGCGCGATGGCTTGCGGATGAAGCTCTTGCAGCTGGACGAAACCAGCTCGCCGCACCTGTCGCATCTGTACATCCTCATGGCTGAAACCTCCGTTTGTTAAACCACTGGTTGGCCGGGGGCGCGTTCGCGCAATGGCCTAGGTTGGTCGGCCGCCACGCCCCCGATGTTGCGTGGGTCTTACGCGGGCGGCTCGCTAAACGTCACCGCCCGCCGCCCTTGTCGCAGGCCCGGCCCCTCCGCCATCCTGCTTGCCCGCGTCCAGGCTCCCGTCCCGCGCGGGACGCTTCCCGATCTCGTCTCCACCGCGGCGCGACGACTTGCTCTGCTGAGCTGTGCCACCGCCATTCACGGCTCTGCTACTCCTCTGCGCGTCCAGGCGTCTCGTTGCATTGCCGTCGCATGGCAAAGCTGAGCAAAGCAAAGCCTTCGCATTTCGTCGCGCTTCCTTGCTTCGCCATTGCCATGCATCGCGTGGGCTCGCCAAGCCATTCCCTCGCTCCGCCGAGCGATGCTGCTCCGTTGCGCCGCATTGTTGCGCGGTGCTTCGCCGTCGCGGGGTATTGCATTTCAAAGCCCCCGCACATCAGGTCACGGCTTTGCGCGGCTGTGCCGTCGCCTTGCCTCGCTGTGCTTGGCTTTGCCTTCGCCTTGCCACGCTTCGCTTTGCTTTCGCCAGGCCCTGCTCATCAAAGCAACGCCTTCGCTGCCCGTATCAGTCCATCGCCGTTGCATGCCGCGGCTTTGCTTCGCCATAGCAGAGCGATACTTCGCCTTGCCATCGCCGCTCGTTGCGCAACGCGTCTGCGCCGTCGCCATTCGAAGCCTGTCCCAGCTGGGCTGTTCCACGCCTCTGCGTATCGGTCCGTTGCCGGTCCTTCGCGGGTCCGTGCGTTTCCTTGCCCATCCCTCGCCAATCGCCCCTATGCTGTGCCGTCGCCTTGGCGCCGAATTGCATTGCTCTTCCCTTGCAGCGCTCGACATCGCAGTGCCTATCATTCGCCGATCTAGGCTCAGCCGTGCATTTCCGTCGCGTCGCCGGGCAAAGCAAATCTCTTCCTTCGCAGCTCTCGGCTTAGCCGGGCTTCTCCGTCGCCGGGCTGCGCGACGCCATGCTCTTCTCTTCCGTCGCCTACCTGAGCAAATCAAAGCGCTTCCTCTGCAACGCCCTTCACCTCAGCGCCATCGCGCTGCTCGGCCAAGCCACGCAGATCCTTTGCCGCCCACATCGTCTCGGTGCCGTCGCATTGCGCTCAAGGCCTCGCTACGCTGTTCCGTCGCGCATCATCGCAACGCTCCGCTAAGCCGTCGCTACTCCGGCTCGGAGCCGTCGGTCCACTCGAAGCGGCCCTTGCCGCTGTTGCGCCACTGGCCGATGCCGCGGAACTGCCCGTAGTCGAGCCACTCCTGCACGAGCGGCCAGTCCGACTTGTTCATGACCACCAGCGTGAAGCGGATCTTCGTGCCGGCCGGGACGGTCTCGGAGCGCGCCAGGGCCACGCGCGCCCCCTGCGGGGTGTCGGCCCTGAGCGGTCGCTCGCAGATGCCGACCTCGCCGCCCTCGGGCAGCTGGAAGGCGACGCTGCGCTCCTTGACGAAGATCGTGCCGTCGATGACCTTCTTGTAGGCCTTGCACTTGCTCGATAGCGTGCCCGGCACGCGGCGAAGCGCCCCGCACGCGTCCTTCATGAAGCCCTTCAGCTGATAGTCCCAGATGACGGGGTCGCCCTCGTCGTTGCGCGGGAACACGGTGGTCCCCTTCTCGGTCACCTCGTCGGCGCCCACCGCCTCCACCTCGTCGGCGACGCTCGCCGCGTCCGGCGCCTTGGACGCGATGAACTCGCTGTAGATCTCCTTGGTGTTCGGCGAGGAGCCGAGCACCTCCTCGGTGAACGTGATCTCGATAGCTACGGTTGCCATGTCTCTCCTTGTCCGTCGTCGGCGCCGGGAGCCTCCGCGGCCCCGCGCCCCTTCGTCGTGTCCCACACGCACTCGCCGACCTCGCGGCAGTTCGTCCATACCGGCCTGCCGGCCCATGCGCACTCCGTCTTCGTTCCGTACCTGCCCGCCTCATGGGGGCAGTCCCCGGGCTCGGGCTCGGAGAAGAGCCCCAGCTGCCCGGGCAGCACCGCGCGCCTCACGGCCTCGCCCCTCCCTGGACGGGAGGCAGCTGGATGGCCACGTAGCGGCCGTGGATGCCCATCTCGCTGTCCTCGAGCGTCGGCGGCATGTACACCACCCAGGCATCGGCAGCCCACGCCGCGAGGCGCAGGTCCTCGGCGCTCACGCCGCGCCCGCCTCGGCGAAGCCGGGCGCGGGCGATCCCGTCAGCTCCGGCTCGCACCCGGGGCACGCCATCGTGCCGTTGGGCGCCTTGAGCAGATGCCGCCTGCACTTGCGGCAGCGGCTCCCGGTCCTCTCCCAGCCAGGCCCCGCCTGGCCCGCGCCTTCTGCGCGCTGCGCGGCGCATGCCGCAGCTGCGCGGTGCGCAGAAGCGCTCGCTGATAGCTTTGCTTCTTCAGGAAGCAAAGCTTCAGCTTCGCTTTGCTTTGCTTTAAAGGGGTTTTCAGAAACGTTTTCGGAAACATTTTTCGAAACGTTTCCGCGACCTTTTCCGGCCCGGTTTTCCACACCTTCGGCGCGCTTTTCCGCCGCGCCCTTGCGGGGTCTTCCCGGCCCCTTGCCGCCGACATCCTTGAGGATGAGCGGGACGATGGTGTCGGCCACGAGGCCCTCCATGTCGTCGAACTCGGGCGGCTCGTCCTCGAACGCCGCCTCGAGAATCTTCAGCGCGAGCTCGGCGCGCGCTGAGCGGTCCTTGATCCTTCTCAGCGGCATGTAGAAGTTCTCCCAGAACTGGAAGCGCCGCATCTCGGTCATCGCTGCCTCCTCTGCGCGGGCACCTCGTAGCGGCGGAAGCTGCGGTTCGCCGTGGGCTGCTCGGCGATGTACTGCATGACCCGCTCGGCCACGCTCGGCACGCAGTCGAACGTCACGACGTAGTGCCTGGGCGGCTCGGGCGGATCGACCACGCCCTCGCGCTCCCACATCTCCCGCAGCGCCTTTGCGCAGGACTCCTGCGCGGCCCGCAGCCTCTGCTCGCTCATAAGACCCGCCTATCTCTAAAACGGAATATCCTCGTCGTAGACCGAAGCGGCCGCGTCGATGGCCGGGCCCGCTTCCGGGACGGGCTGCGGCGCATAGCCGGAGCCCGCGTGACGGCTGGACATGAACTCCAGGTCGTCCACGATGACGCCGAGCTTGCTTCGGCGCTGGCCGCCGCTCTCCCAGGAGCTGTAGCGCAGCTTGCCCTCCAAGGCCACCTTCGAGCCCTTGGTCAGGTACGGCTGCAGCTTCTCGGCGCGGGTGCCGAACATGGTGCAGTCGACGAAGTTCGGGTAGTCCTCCCATTCGCCGGTCTGCTGGTTCTTGCGGCGGTCGTTGACCGCCACGCCGAAGTCCAGGATGGACATGCCGCTCTGCGTGGTGCGCAGCTCGGCGTCCCGCGTCAGGTTGCCGCTGATGGCCACTCGGTTGATGCTCATGCCTCCCTCCTACCAGATGCAGGCGCACACGGCCATGACGCCGATCCACGAGACCAGCATCATCGCGAACGCCGCGTATCCTGCGTTTCCGTCTGCTATAATGCAGACGGCTTTATCTAGAGCCTTGCGCGCCGTGTCTGCAAACGTGGGCGCGCATTTTTTATTCCCTCGCATTCATATCCTTTCCCGTTGTCCTTGATGGCGCCGCCATCCTCACTTCCAGATCACATCCTGCTTGCGCTCCAGGTAGTCGCCCAGGCGGGAGACCTGCAGCATCCTCCTGTTGCCCACCTTCAGGTAAGGCGGCGGGTCGTCGCTGTCCATGTACCTGAGCAGCAGGTCGCGGCCTATGCCCGCATACGCCGCCGCGTCGCTGACGGTCAGGTAGAGCGGTATGCGGGCCGTCTCCTGCATCTTCATGGGACCCTCCTCTCTCGTTCTCCTCATCGGGTT